ATATTATCGCATCAGAGCCTCACTTCGATATCGCGATTGAGGAAGACTGGGCAAAATTTTCATATGAAACAGAAGATGGGGAAACTCTAGAGGGTCAGCTAGCTATTAAGGGTACTATCGACCTAGTGACGGAACTTGATGATGGTGTCATTGAGGTCATTGACTGGAAAACAGGAAGAAGGCTAAACTGGGCCACAGGAGAAGAGAAGACATATGAAAAGCTATGCGAAGACCCTCAGTTAATGCTTTATTATTATGCTATTTCTAAAAAGTTTCCTGAATACAAGGATGCCATCATGTCGATATTTTATATACGCGACGGTGGGCCATTTAGTATTTGCTTTGAAGATTCAGACAAAGAGAAGTTCTTGGGTATGCTGAAGGATAGATTTGAGGAAATCAAGAAAACGACTAACCCAAAAATGCTATCTAGAAGACAGGCGCACTGGAAATGTACAAAGCTTTGCGATTTCTGTAAAAACGATTGGCCCGGAACCAATGATAATATATGCAGGCATGTAAGTAACAATTTAGAGCAGTTTGGCATGATGGACACCGTTCAAAATTGCACTAAAGAAGGTTTCAGTATTGGGCACTATGAGGCGCCGGGATGATTGAGATAAAAATTACAGAAAAAATGAAGAAGCAGGCTTGGGCTAAATCCCGTGAAATGGGCGTAATACGTAACTCTATAATGAAGGGTGACGGAAATATTGCAGGTTTTTTAGGAGAAGAGGTTGCAAATGTAGTTATTGATGGTACAATAAGTAATACATACGACTACGACGTGGTTTCAAAAAGTGGAATTAAATATGATGTCAAAACCAAAAGATGTACATCTCCGCCAAAACCATATTATGATTGCTCTGTTGCAAACTTTAATACCGAGCAAAAGTGCGATAGGTATGTATTTGTTAGAATAGAAAATAAAAATAAGAGATGGGGAAGAGCGTGGGTTCTTGGGTGGCTTGAGCATGATGAATATTTCAAAAGGGCTCGGAAGCTAACCAAAGGACAGGTTGACCCATCTAACGGGTTCGTTGTTCGGGCAGATTGCCATAACGTTGCTATATCAGAATTGAAAGAATTTACGAATTATGACTTGGGTTCCACTAAATAACAAGACGCACTTTAGCCTACAGAGAGGTTTCTCGAAACCTGATGGGTTAGTGGCTAAGTGTAAAGAGTACGGCTATCCGGCCTGTGCTATTACAGATATTAATACTATATCTGGAGCTGTCAATTTTTACAAAGAGTGTAAAAAGCATGACATTAAACCTATTATGGGGTGCACTGTTGAGTTTGAAAACCACAAGAGCAAGACATATATAGCAAAGAACAAAGACGGCTGGTACGCGCTCATTGATATTGTTTCTAAGAAGAGCACATACTCTGATGATGTAATGAAGAAACTGCTAAAGGTCTCTCTAAACGAAAACCTTATATGTATTGATGACCTAAAACAAAAACCAGCATATTACGTCGAGACTAAAGACGCAGAGCTACACAGAATACTTTTATGCTCGGGTATGAAAACCAGCATGAAAAAAGCTAAAGATAAAATCGTTTCTGATTCGTTTAAACACTTAAAGCCCTTTTTTAAGAGCGACGGTCATTATCTACTGAGTCCAAGCGAAGTTGAAAATATTTACAGCGCAGAGCAAATAAAGCTCAGTCTAGAGATTGCCGACCAGTGTGAGGAGTATGACATTCTTGGCAGCCCAATGCTTCCTGCGTTCGATTGCCCAGAAGGGTACACCGAAGACGAATACTTAAAGCAGCTTTGTAGAGAGGGCTGGAAGAAGCTCTTAGAGGATACTGGCATTGTTAAGAGCGAAGACAAGAAAGAGGAATACCTAAAAAGAATTAAAAACGAGATGAGTGTAATTTTTGATGCTAGTCTTTCTGGGTACTTTCTTATTGTTCAAGATATTGTTAATTATGTTAGGTCTGAGGGGTGGTTGCCGGGCCCGGGAAGAGGGTCGGCTGCCGGATGTTTGATTTCATATCTTATTGGTATTACAGAAATTGACCCTATTAAGTACGACTTAATCTTTGAGAGATTTTACAATGCTGGCCGTAATACCGAGGGTCATGTATCTCTTCCGGATATTGACCTAGATGTTCCTGCCGAAAAGCGAGATGAAGTTATTGGATATATTAAATCTAAATACGGCGAAGATAATGTCTCCCAGATGTTGACATTTAATAAGCTACAGGGTCGAGCAGCCCTTAAGGAAATCATGCGTATTAATAGCGCAGTTTCTTTTGGAGAGATGAACGACGTGACTAAAAACATACCTAACGAGGCTGACGTTTCAGACCTTTTAGAGGAGAGCGGTGAGGGCTCGCTAATTCGGTGGACACTTGCTTATCAACCAGAAGTTCTAGACAGGTGGTGCAAGCTAAACAGTGATAACGATTTGATTGGCCCATTCGCAGCAATTTTTCAGCAAGCAATCGACATTGAGGGTACGATAAAATCTCAAGGGAAACATGCTGCTGGAGTTATTATATCAGCAAATAAACTAAACCAAGTTTGTCCTATGGTTAAAGATAAAAGTAAAAATCTCATTGCCGGTTTTGAAATGGGCGATTTAGAAGATCAAGGACATGTTAAATTTGATATACTAGGTATTGATCTACTTAGTAAAATCACGGAAATTAAGGAGTAAGAATGAGCGGTATTAAGAACGATTATAAGTCAGTCATTTTTTCTGGCTGTGCTATTGAATCTAAAAGCATAAGTTTGTGCGATTTGAGACATTTTCTACCACAATATAGAGGGGATACTATGGGTGCCTATCAAGTGCATTCAGATAACCCTCGTCATAAGTATAGCAAAATCTTTAAAGACATAGATGAAGCTGTTAATAAGTTTGTTGAATTAAAAGGATTACTTAAATGAATTTTAGAGATATAATTGTATTTGACTTTGAAACAGGTTCTAGAAACCCGCTAACAACACAGCCAACGCAGATTGCGGCTATTGCTCTACATGGGCGTAAACTAACAATTCAGCCGGGCGGTATTTTTAATAGCGAGATTAGACCCATCATTGACGACAAGAAAGCTATTGAAGCTGGGGTTGACCCACTAGAGGAGGAAGCACTAGAGATTACTGGCAAGAACAGAAAAGCCCTTGCTAAGGCTCCGCTACCAAAGACAGTATGGAAAAAGTTTGAGGACTTCTGCAATAAGTTCAACTTTAGAGGCTCGTCTTATACTGCACCTATAGCCGCTGGATATAATATTATTGGTTTTGATTTACCTATTGCTCAGAGAATGTGCGAGATGTACGGCACTACCGATACTAGGGGTCGGCAGTCTATCTTTAATCCAATCTTCAAGATCGACTTGATGGATATGGTATTTTCTTGGACAGAAAACAATCGAGACTTCAAGAGTATTAGTATGGACTTCCTGCGAGAGTATATGGGATTCCCAGAAGAGAGCAAAGAGAACGCTCATGACGCCCTTCAAGACGTGAAAGATACGGCAAATATCCTCATTAAGTTCCTGAAGTTCCAAAGAAACATTTCACAAAAGACAAAGTTCGAGAAAGCATTTGCAAATGGCGAATTCTACGTTTGATATTAACGACTTCCAAGACGACAAAGTGTGGGATTTGATTTGCGACGGAAGAACCAAAGGGGTATTCCAGCTAGAGTCTCAGCTTGGTAGATCTTGGGCAAAGAGGGTTAAGCCTCGAAATATAGAAGAGCTTGCGGCTCTAATTTCAATCATTAGGCCCGGATGCTTAAAGGCGTTTACCGAGGGTAAGTCTATGACCCAGCACTACGTAGATAGAAAAGCAGGCATCGACGAAGCTAAATATATTCACTCTAGCCTTGAGCCAATTCTCAGTGAGACCTATGGAGTTCTTGTATACCAAGAGCAGTCCATGAAGATCGCTCAGCAGCTTGCTGGATTCGACTTAAAAGAGGCGGACAACCTCCGTAAGGCTATTGGAAAGAAGAAAGCCGGTCTGATGGCAGAAGTTAAAAAATCCTTCTTGTCTGGAGCAACCAGTACCGAAGGGCTTGATAAAGAAACGGCAGAAGAAATCTTTGGCTGGATTGAAAAATCTAATCGCTATGCGTTTAACAAATCTCACGCTGTTTCTTATGCTGTTAATGCCTACAGGAGCGCATACTGTAAGGTTCACAGAAAGATGAGATTCTTTGAGTCCTATCTCAATCACTCAGAAAGAAAGCCAGACCAACAGGTGGAAATCAAAGAGCTTGTGTCTGACGCAAAACTATATGATATAGAAACCCTACCGCCTAGACTGGGACACTTCTACCCATCTTTTACTGCGGCAGAGGACAATATATATTTTGGTGTTACAAACATCAAGGGCGTCGGCACCGCTGAAACAAAGAAGATGCTAGATTTGGTTCCAGAGATAGAACAAAAGTTAGGTAAAACTTTTGCAGAATTCACTTGGCTTGATACCCTGTTTAACTTGGGACTAAAAGTAAACAAGACATGTGCTGAGGCACTGATAACTGTTGGT